GCCTCCAGCTTATTCTCTGCCTCGTACGCCAAAGTCGTTGATCTACTCAGCGAAGGAGAAATCAGCGGTCTTAAGGACGGACTTAAGTCCGTCTACTTCAACAATACTCCGGTTCAGAACCCCGATAACTCGTACAACTTTTCAGATGTAACTATACTCACACGTACGGGCACCCAAAGTCAAAGCTACTTAGATGGTTTTGACGAAATCGCTAATGAGTTCAATGTAGGAACCACTGTAGTTCAAGCTACCCCTATTGTAAGAACGATAACAGACGTTAGCGTAGATGGTGCTAGGGTACTAATAACGGTGCCTGCGCTACAGCGCATAACCGACCAAGGCGACATCGTTGGTTCCGTATTTCGCCTCCAGATTTCTGTTCAGCGAAACGGCGGCGGCTACACAACAGTAGTAGACGATACGATCCGAGGACGTACTGCCAGTCCATACCAACGCAATTACTTACTGCAGGGGTTTAACTCAGGCCCGTTCCCCATTGACATAAAGGTCACACGTATCACCGCCGACTCCTCCGAGCAGGACGTAGGCGGCAGCAGCGCCAAGATCACTAACGCCTTCGCTTGGACAAGCTACAGCGAAATTACCTGGGGCAAACTTGCCTATCCCAATAGCGCCCTTGCAGCTATAAGGATTAACGCTGAGCAATTCTCGTCCATTCCTTCCCGCACATACCTTGTCCGAGGAGTAAAGGTAAGTATCCCCAACATAGCAACTGTAGACCAAACTACAGGCGCACTTATTTACAGCGGTGTATGGGGTGGATCGTTCGGGGCAGCGCAATGGACAAGCGATCCAGCCTGGTGTCTCTACGACCTCCTAACGAATACTCGTTACGGGTTCGGCGATCATCTTGTGGCAGCTCAGCTCGACAAGTGGGCCTTTTTCTCGGCTAGTCAGTACTGCTCGGCTCTCGATACATACACGACTGCAGCTGAAATTGCGGAACGCGCAGCACGCGGTCTACCTCCCCGTACAGGTACAACTAACAACTACAACAGCACAACAGGCAAACATGGTATCTACGACGGCTTCGGCGGCTACGAACCGCGCTTCTCTTGCAACGTAAACATCCAAACTGCCGAAGACGCCTATAAGCTGATCAATGATATGTGCTCGGTATTCCGAGCTATGCCCTACTGGAATGTAGGTTCCCTCACATTTGCACAAGACAAGCCCGTCGATAGCAGCTACCTATTCACGTACGCAAACGTCAGCGAAGAGGGCTTCACCTATAGCGGCTCCAGCTTAAAAACCCGCCCTAACGTAGCCGTAGTTCAATATCTCGATCCTATTACTCGTGATACCGCTTACGAAGTAGTCGAAGACCCAGAAGGCATAGAGAAGTACGGCGTCGTAAAGACAGAACTTATTGCATTCGCCTGTACATCGCGTGGTCAGGCCCAGCGCCTAGGCGAGTGGCTCATCTACTCCAATAAGCACGAAACCGAAACCGTATCCTTCACGGCTTCCATGGATGCCGGTGTGCTGGTACGTCCAGGACAGGTCATCGAAATCAGCGATCCTGTACGCGCCGGTGTACGCCGAGGCGGACGCATAATTAGCGCTACTACCACAGCCGTTACAGTAGATGATGCCACAGGCATCTCGGCTACATCAAGCCCTACGCTATCCGTAATTACGCCAACAGGCACAGTAGAAACGCGCAATGTAAGCACGGTCGTAGGCAACGTAATTACCGTAAGCAGCGCTTACACCACCGCTCCTAATCCGTACAGCGTATGGATCTTTGAGACATCGACACTTCAGACATCCACCTGGCGCGTACTCACAGTAGAGGAACAAGAGCAATGCAAGTACGCCATAACCGCACTCGCATATAACGCAAGCAAATACGCCTATGTCGAGCGTGGCGTGGCACTGCAAACACGCACCACCAGTACCCTCAACGCAATCCCCGAACCACCCACCAACCTCACCTTAGTCGAAGCGCTCTACACTTATAGAGACCAAATTAGCTCTAAGCTTATCATTAGTTGGGCGCCCGTTGCTGGCATAAACCAGTACGAGGTCCGATACCGTAAGGATTCTGCTAACTGGACTACAGTTCAGCGACAGCAACCTGATTACGAGGTACTGGACACCACTCCAGGCTATTTTGAGATCGAAGTTTACAGCAGAAATGCGGGCGGCCAGAACTCCACCACACCACTTACAGGCACGAAGAACGTCCTAGGCAAAACAGCACCTCCTGCTAACGTACCAGCACTCTCTGTTCAGTCCGATCCCGACGTAGGTATAACCCTCAACTGGGATCCGGTAACCGATCTCGATCTTCAGGGGTACGAAATATGGCAAGGGCCTGCTTGGGGCTCAGGCGTAAAGTTGGGGCTATTTGCAGCCACAAGTAAGAAGCTGGGTATCGTGTCCGCTGGCACTACTCAATGGTGGATAAAAGCGCTTGATACTTCTGGCATCTATTCGCTTGCGGCCACAAGCGCCAGTATAACGATCACAGCAGCAACAGCACCTAACGTAAGCAGTAGTTTTGCTGCGGGCGACTGTATTCTGTCCTGGAACGCTGTATCTGGATCAGTAAGCACTGCGTATTACACCATACGTTACGGCAGTGTGGGCGGATCGTTCGGTAGTGCGCAGGAGATAAGTACGGTGAAGGGAACTACAGCCGCGGTACGTGCCGACTGGTCCGGTGTGCGTCGCTTTTATGTCGCTGCCGTAAGCCTCAGCGGAGATGTGGGCTCTGCTGGTTTTGTAGACGTAACCGTAACTGCTCCAACTGCGCCTATTATTCGACAAGAAGTTATAGATAACAACGTCTTACTGCGCTGGACAGATTCCACAGCCACACTGCCTATTGTGTACTACGAATTACGGCGTGGCGCTACGTGGGCCGCTGGTACGCCTATAGGCACAAAACAGGGCTTGTTCACTGTTGTATTTGAAACAGTGTCGGGCCTATACACCTACTGGGTCGCGGGTGTGGATTCTGCAGGCAATGTAGGCACACCTGCAAGCGTATCCGCTCAAGTAAATCAACCTCCCGACTACCTCTTAAGGGCTAATGTCGATAGCACGCTAAACGGCACAAAAACAAACCTTGCAGTCAACGGTACATCTGGCCTCTTAGCGACCGTAAACACCACCGAAACTTGGCAGGATCACTTCTCATCCAGGGGCTGGTCAACCCCACAGGACCAGATAGATGCCGGTTACCCTATCTACGCACTGCCCTCAACAACTACAGGAAGTTACGTCGAAGAATTTGATTTCGGCGCAATTTTAGCTGGCACCAAGATCACAAGCACGCTCACCAGCCAAGCCGTATATGGCACGGTAACCGTAGCACCTACCCTCAGCGTAAAGACAGCTAGTGGCGACCCCTACACAGACTACACCAATCAAGACTCAATCTACGCTACAAATTTCCGCTATGTCAAAGTGACCTACGCCTTTACGAGTACCGGCAATGACGACCTCCTAAACATTAGTGCATTAAACGTGCGCTTAGACGTTAAGTTGCGTAGTGATGCCGGTGCAGGTACAGCGGATGCAGCCGACGTAGGCGGAACCACCGTCAATTTTAACGTAGCGTTCGTAGACGTTGAAGGCATTTCCGTCACACCCAGCGGAACGACCGCTCGCATTGCGATCTATGATTTTGTTGACGCACCGAATCCCACCAGCTTTAAGGTACTGCTGTTCGACACTGCGGGCACCCGCGTGACCGGCCCTTTCAGCTGGCAAGCCCGAGGAAGCTAAGCAATGGCCAACTGGTCAAACCCCCTGCTCACCAGCACTTACACCAACTTCGTCACGGAGGTCAAGGACCGTGACACGGACCTGGCGCTCCAGTTCGACGGCACCACCAGCACAAACATCCCCACCAACACAATCCGCTGGAATAGTTCAGCAAACCGCTGGCAGAAGTGGAACGGCAGCAGCTGGGCCGAGCTGACTTCTACCTACGCCCTTACCGGCCTCAGTACGACAGGCAGCGCCGCTATTGGTGGCACGGTAAGTGGCACCGCTCTTGTTCCTACAGCTAACACCGCACCCACTAACGGTGTTTACCTGCCTAATGCTAATACTGTTGGTATAGCGACAAACAGCGCTGGACGAGTATTTGTTGATGCGTCAGGCCGCTTCGGTGTAGGTACATCTACGCCCGGCACAGCTATAGATGTAACAGCAGCCGCTGGGTCTGCGACAGCTGGCAACATCCGCATCGCCCCCAGTACGGCTGGCCAGGCCCGCTTCCACCTGTTCAACGGCGGCGCAACAGCTGAGTGGATCTTCGGCCAAAAGACAAGTACGGACCACGACTTCAAACTAAGCAAATCGGTTGCCGGCAGCGAATCCGACTACCTTACCGTTACTACAACGGGCTCCGTCGGCATCGGCACAAATAATCCTCAAGCAACCCTTGATGTTAGTGCAAAGTTTAGAGTTGATACAACAAGTGCGTTTGGCGTTCTAAGTCTTGCCAGGCCCGATGGTACTCACTCTCCTTTTATCAGAGGAGCAGATAGTGTCGGAACAGCATCTGCGTTGCGTTTGGGAGATGTAGGTGGCTCACAAGCCGCAATGGACATTTCTGCTGCTGGGAACATTATTTTCTACACCAATACGGCAACAACCGAACGCCTCCGCATCGACAGTTCTGGACAGCTCATCATAGCCGCAAAAGGGAACGGCGTAACCAACGGCGCAATTTACAACGTACCTTATACGGGCGGACAAGCTAATGCAGTATCGCAAGTCTTACAGGTTGCCACTGGGACAGCTAATGCCCTGGCACGAATCACATTATCAACCACCGATCTAAGCTCGAACAACAGTAGCTTCATCACTTTTTCCACCTCGTCAGGTGGATCTGGGTCGCCGGCAGGGGATTTAACCGCTGAACGCCTCCGCATCGACAGCTCCGGCCGCGTAGGCATAGGCACAACCTCTCCCAGTACCAGCCTAGAAATTCAACTAGCTGCCGCCAACGCCACAAGCGGCAACGTATATGTTGTACCTCCAACAGCCGGTCAAGCACGCTATCGTTTATACAATACTGGCGGTACGGCTGAATGGATCTTCGGCCAAAAAACAGGCACAGATCACGACTTCAAGCTAAGCAAGCTCATAGCAGGCAGCGAAGTCGATTACTTAGCCGTTACAACTGCCGGCATTCTGCAATTCGATAGTGGTTACGGCTCCAACGCCAACGCGTACGGCTGCCGCGCTTGGGCCAACATCAACGCAGGTGCCACCCCTAGCATCAGAGCTTCGGGAAACGTGAGTAGTGTTACGGATGCAGGATCAGGAGTAGGCGACTTCTTAGTGTCATTTACTACGGCTATGCCTGACGCCAACTACGCCGCAGTCGTAACGGCCGGCGGAGCAGGTACGCTTGCCTCCGCCAACGCTGCCGTGGGCTGGGCCGCCGTCTACGCAACAGGTTCAGTTAGGGTAGGCGTAAGCGATAATAATACGGACACAAACGTGGATACAGACTACCTCAACGTGGCCATCTTCCGCTAAGCCCCCATGCAACTTACCACTCGCATCATCTATCCACTGGACGACGGCATCGCAGTCGTCATTCCCTCGGGCGAACTTCCCATAGAAGACGTGGCCGTCAAGGACGTTCCGGCTGGTACGCCCTATCTGCTGATCGACGCCAGTGACCTGCCCACCGATCGCACCTTCCGTGCCGCCTGGACCGCCGACTTCAGCGCTCCCGACGGCTACGGCATCGGCGCCGATGCCTGGTTCGCCGCCCGCGCCGCACAGGCTAGGCAGCCCACGCCTCCCGAATCGCCTGAGTCACTGGAATCGCCTGAGGCAGACTCCCCGTGGCCTGACACAGATCCTGAACCCCTCACCGAATCCCACTTAGAGGAAGAGACCGACAATGATCACGATTGACTTACCCAAAGCAAAGCTCATCGGACACAACCTTCGTAGAGCGAAGCGTGCAGCTGCATTTGCCCCTTACGATGAGCTTATTGCTAAGCAGATTCCCGGCTCGGGGGCTGCTACCGCGGAGGCGACCCGCACGATCATCCGCACCCATTACGCCGAAGTCCAAGAGCTTATCGAGGCAGCAGCAACTCCCGACGAGATCATCAACGCTTTAGGGCTAGACTGGAGCAACTCGACCTCGCCGGACCTCTAAGTACGCCATGGCTGCTCCCAACATCAAGTCGCCATCGACCGTCACAGGCATCTACGGCAAGACCGTGGGCTATGCCGTCACCACCTCAATGGCTGCAGCGCTGAGCAATGGCGCCAGCAGCGGCAAGGTCTTGAAGGTCAACAGCGTGTACTGCGCCAACGTGGACGGCACCGCAGCAGCCGACATCAGCCTGGAGCATTACAACGGCACGACGGGGTTTGCCATCGGCAAGACCATCGCCGTACCAGCCGACGCCACCCAAGTTCTCGTGACCCGCGAGGCTTACATCTACCTGGAGGAAGGCCACAGCCTCCGCGCACAGGCTAGCGCTGCCAGCGACCTGGAGCTGGTCATCTCCTATGAGGACATCAGCTGATGTTGGGCTTCAACGGCGGATTGATGGGCGTCCGGCGCACGCCGACAGGCAGCGCCGCATCGGGACTGTGGTTTCAGAATGAGCAGAGCGTGGCGAAGCGTGCGGCAATTTGGCCAACAACAGGCGATTTATACTGGAGTGATGTTTCACTACTGCTGCACATGGACGGCAGCAACGGAAGCACAACATTCACCGATAGCAGTAGCAATGCGCTAACGGTCACACCATCAGGCGACGCACAAATCAGTACCGCACAAAGCAAATTTGGTGGAAGCTCTTTACTTTTAGATGGATCTGGAGACTACATTACAACTTCAGCATCATCTGCCCTGGCATTGGGGACTGGCGATTTTACCGTTGAATTTTTTGTTTATCGAACTTCAAACAATAACGATCAAGGTATTTTTACGTTTGGCGCCACACAGTCTGGACTTTTCGCTTCAATGGACGGATCGACTCTAGGTGTCGGGTTGCTTGGAGGGGACCCTAGCGCTATCTCAGGTGGAACCTTAAGCCTAAACACCTGGCACCACGTCGCCATAACAAGATCAGGCGGCTCCCTGCGTGGCTTTATCGACGGCGTTCAGTTTGGATCTACCGTAACCGAGACGACAAATCTTGTCGATAACATACTAAACATTGGTTACTCTTACACCAGTAGTTATGCCATGCTCGGCAATTTAGACGAATTCAGGGTAACTAAAGGCGTCGCCCGTTACACCGCCAACTTCACTGCACCTACTGCAGCATTCCCGAACGGCTGATGCTCTACTCCCACCGCCAAGCCACCCCAGCGCCCCTGCCGCACCGCATCCGCTAAGCAAAACAACTTATGACTGTTAAAAGCAAAACCGGCGCAGCCCGCGTCGAGCACGTACCAGGCAAGCCCAAGCTCACCCGCCAAGGTCAGGGCCAGCACAGCAAACCCAGCCACGGCCGAAAGCTGCGCCGCGGCCAAGGTAAGCCGTAGCGCTGCGCTACAGCGCCGCCATTGTGCAGAGCCGCTGCCTATGCAACCCTTGCGGGCTAGGCTGCCTATGCGACACCTCCTCTTATGGCCGCCCCTACTCCCGAGCAAGTAACCGGCATCGTGGCCTCCTTGCTGGCCGGCTCCGAAATCCTCAGCCTCCTGCCTGGCGTCAAGGCCAACGGCTGGGTTCAGCTGATCCTCGCCGCACTGCGCGGCATCGCATCCCGTAAGCGCTAAGCCAATGGGCGAGCCAACGCACGGCGAAATCCTCCGCGCCATCGGCGTGCTGGAAGGCCAGCTGAAGCAGCTGCTGGATGCTGCCATAAGTGACAAAGGGGAACGCAGCAGCTTGGGCGTTCGTGTTGGCCGCCTTGAAACGCGCATGGCGCAAGTAATCATCCTCGCAGTGGTTGCTGCAATGCTCAGCCCCATCATCTGGTCTGAGATCAAAGGGGCCTTTGCTTATCGGCAGTCACTGCCACAACACATGCAACGCCCATGACTTCCGGCCCACTGCGCCTAAGCGATCTGTTTAAGTTCTATCGGGGCCTTCCGCATCAGATGGCCGCCGTAAGTGAGTTGGAAGCAGCAATAAACAAACGCGCTCCCCAACTCCTAAGCCGCGACCAGCCGTGGTTCAAGACCTGGAGCGTCCCAGGCAAGCAGACCGACTTAGCTGATGCGATCCAGCTAATCAAGGAATTTGAAGGCTGCCACCTTAGCGCCTATCCCGATC